GTGTCTTCACCCAAACGCATGGAAATGAAGAACTCTTTGATCGCGTGCGTGATGTCGTACAGATTCTTCGCGGTCATAGCGGGGAATACGTCTCGCCACGCCTTGCCCACGATGAACAGAACCTCGTTGAGGTCTGCCCAGGCGAAACGGAGAGCGTCGATAAGCTCAGCCCGACCGCCCATAGCTTTCCAGTCCGACAGCAACGCATTACGAGCATCTGCTGACGTCTGAATTACTGCGCTAAGTGCGTTGTTGGCGTCGGTGAAGAAACTCCGAGCTTCCTCGAAGTCACCAAATATGAGCTGCCAGGTCTTAGCCCACCCAGAGCCCGCAGCTTCCCGAAGGGTGCTAAGCAACTGAGTAATGGTCTTGACCTTGGTGGCGGCGTCCTGAGCATCCTTACCCATCGCCACGATCTCGGCGGCCTGCTGCTGGGTGTAACCCATGGATATGATCTGCTGCTCCGTCAAGTCACCTGTGAAGTGCGACAGGGTCTCAGTCAGAATATCCGCAGACAACCATCCCTGCTCGAGAGTGGACCGGAAGCTTCCCGCGTCCTTGAGCATCTTGTCGATCGCCACACCATGCACTCGAGCGGTGTCCATCAGGGCGTCCTGGAAGACCTTACCACCCATGCCGGCGTTCACGACCGAGTTCCAGTCGATCAGCTTAACTGTTCCGGTAGCCAGGGCCTGAGACAACTGGTACATGGCCATCGACGCCTGCTCGGCGTTTGAACCAGAAACCGCGGCGAGGTTCGCGATGCCCTTGATAGCACCGGTTGCTACTTCCAGGCTGACACCTGCTGCAGTAAATGTACCAATGTTCCGAGCCATCTGGCTGAAGTTGTAGATCGTCTGGTCAGAGTACTTGTTCAACGTATCCAGAGCGTTGTTGACCTCAGTCAGGCCGGTGTTCTGCCACCGAGTGTTCGACAGGATCGTCTGGATCGAGTTGATGTTGGTCTGGTATTCCTGCAAACCCTGGTTGATCGGATCGATGGTGAGCGACTTGGCAATCGAAGCACCAGCCATTACTGCCTGGCTAGCGATGGTAGCCAGAGCAGAAATCGCAATCACCGACATCGCCTTGAACTTGCTGGCGATGTTGTCCACGCTCTCGGCAATATGACCCAGCTGAACGTGCTGAGCCGCCGCCGAGACCTCACTGAAGCCCTTGGTGGCGCCCTCCATCATCAGGCTCTTGTTCAAAGCCTGAAGAGATGCGAGCGTCTGCTTCACACCCGCTTCGAATTGCGCGTTGTCGAACTTCATGCCAACTACGCGATCGTCGACACTGCTCATGCGGAGGTCACCGCCTTTCTCACGTCAGCTTCGATCCGGTCAAATATGGGTTGGATTGCTGGGTTGATGAAGTCGTAGCCCTGCACGTAACCACCAGTTCCAGTCGCGTGCCCAAACTGGAGCATGATTAGGACTGGGAAACCGCCCTCCACATCTGAGTTGTTCCACGTGATGGAATATGACGACCCTTTACGCTCAACCTTGTAGTACCAGGACTGAGACGCAGCACCAGTGTCTTGAGGGGTGACTCCCTGCAGAGCAGCCACCCCCGCCGCACCGTGCTTGTTCAGGATCGCCATAATATCCAGCTTCTGCATGGCCAGAAGGAACGCCTCAGACTTCTTCCAGGAGCCTTTTGACGTGAATGTGATCGGCATTAGGCTCCTTCCTTGTTACGCCGGCTCGATTAGGATCCAGGAAAATGTCGAGGTATCGGTGCCACTGGAGGACAGGATGGTGAACGAGGTACCCGCAACACGAGCGCTGCACCGAAGGAACCCGGGAGTACCACCCGGACTGTTGCAGAACGCAAATATGCGCGAGTTCGCAGTCACTGCGGTGGTGTTGACCGTGAGCGTGCCACCGACCAGGGTACCCGAACCCATCTTGGCGTTCGAGCCTTCCTTGATTCGAAGACCCCGACCGGCCGTAGCAATCAGGAAATCGGCGGTCTGGAGAGAAAGCGCGTTGTTCGCCGTCCGTCCCAGCTGGATCTCCTGAGTAGCCGTACCGTTACCCCACCAATGGTCACCGAGAGCGTCCATGTAGAAGTAGCTGTCAGCGCTGGCGCCGGCTCGAGTAGTGAAGACGGCATCGCTTGTCGCCGAGGCCTTGACCGCGATGATGGCAGTCGAACCCGAGTTACCGATGTTGAGCTGCTTGGTGGGGTCCGTCATCATGATGCCGTCATCGATGCCGAGAATGTTATCGGCGTATCGATAGATCTTGATGTTGACGGCGGCAGCCCCGGATCCGAACTCGATCGAGCCATCTCCGTTGATCACAGTTCGGACGTTCGTGTCACCCGTCACCTTCACGGAGAGAACGTCCGTACCAGCTGCGGCACCGATCAGGTCCAGCGTCGCCTTGTTCACGAACGTGGAACCGTCATGCTGCAGAATATGGCCGATCGCCGCAGACGTGATGATGACGTCCGACAGCGCGTCGAGGCCCTTGGTGCCTAGCCGGGAGTCGAAACCGGCGGCGAATCCTGCTGGCGTGACAGCTCGTACGGTGTCGGTGCCAGTGATGGTCTCGGCGCTAGTGGCCAGCTCGACTCGTCCAGCCACGGTGTCGCTTGCCGCGGGGACAAGAGTAGTGCTAGCAGCCGCCAGACTTGCTGGCGTGACGGCCCGAGTTGCGTCAGTACCAGTGATGGTCTCCGCATTGGTAGCCAACTCCACGATTCCGGCGACGGTGTCGCTTGCAGTGGGTAGGGCGGGAAGAGCCGAGCCTGCGTCGATCTCGGTCGCGTCGTGAAGGACGAGAATAAGATGTCCAGAGCCGTTGATGTAGCCGGATTCCACCGTCCCATCGACGATCTCTTGCATCTTCGCGGCTGTATAGCCGGTAACAGTAGCCACAACTCCTCCTTCCTAAACGGAGCTGATCTCGAACGTGTCGGCGTCGAGGAATATGAGTGAAGGACTGGTGATCGAGTAGTTGTCCGGGTCGACCAGGAACACCATGGAATCCGGACCAGTGACGCTGAATGTGCCGTCGCCGTTGTCGATGACGATGATGCCGAAGCCCAGCTCGAATATCTCTTCGGGAGTGGGCAAGCTTGCTGCCACCAGACTCGAACCGTAGAGAACATCCTCCAGATCAGACAACAGATCTGGTGGCGTCGTCAACGAGTTGATGATGAGGTGCGAAGTCGGCTTGTAACCCGGTACCACCGCGGGCTTCGCTTTCACCGGCCACGAATATGGAGCAGGGTTGACGCCGTCGTCCATCGTGGCGTGGTTCCTCGAGGATGGTCCCACCATCGCGTTGTAGACCAGATGGATGAGATATCCATGGTCTGGACCATCCTCTTGGTTACCGATCATGGTTCGGTAGGTCAAACCGAACGGCTGACGCCTTTGACCCGTGATGATCATGCCGTTAACACCGGTCGAAGAACCGTCGCATGGACCGAACGCGGCCGGACGCTGAAAGGCGGTGATGGTGGCCTCAAACCATTCCGCCGTGGGCACCATTAGGTACATGAGACCATCGAGGAAGTACGGCGTCGGGTCGCCTCCGGTAGGACTTTCGTCGACGGAGATCAGACCATTCCAGGCTACGCCTGCATTGTCACCGACGTAGAGAACGCCTCGATCCACGCCGATCTCGAAGAAGTGTTCGCCTGGGTCATCCCAAGTAAGTTTCGCCATGTCAGACCTCCTCTCAGCCTCGTGACTTCGCTGCCGCTCTACGTTGGGCGTTCAGACTGTTCTGACGGCTCATCGCCTCTGCTCTGTTCATTCTCCGGGCCTTCTGAGGTGGCGTGTTCTTGATGTTGCACACCTTGATGAGGGTGAGGAGACGATTCAAGTGCCAGAACTGACACTCGAAGGGGATGTTGAACGCAACCATCCAATAATAGATCAACTCGGATGTGATCACGTCTCGGCTAGGCCGCTGATCTCTGTCGTTGAACCAAGTCGCGGTTTGCCTCGAGTTGATGTACTTGTTTAGTTCGTCCAAATTGTCCCGAGAGAACTTCGGGAAAACCTCCGGGGGAATTTCCGGAGTGAGACACATCATCTCCAGATAGGCGATAAGCTCTTCCGGAGATTTGTCTTTCGATGTCAGGAAAGGCTTCTCGAATCTGGACTCCCATTTTGACAGTGAGACCAGAGAATGCTCCAGCTCAACGACAAAAGTCTCTGCCGAAACGAATCTTTGGGTGGCTTCGTTGAAGCCTTCCTCGGTAACAACAGTAAGCCGAAGCATTCTCTGGCCTCCTTTCAGTCAGAGCAGGGTATTAGCTGAAGGTGATCAGCCAGGCGTTGATGACCGGGTCGGGGAACTTGTAGCCGGCCGTCGGACGGGCCTTGATGTAGGTGTTGGCAGCGATCGGGCCGTAGGCACCGGCCGCCACGTCGCCCACACCCGGGATGTAGTACTGCACGCCGGTCGTACCCGGGATGGTGATGATGTCCGTCCCCGAGTCGTACGTCGGCGTGGCCGGCGTGGCCACGGTCAGGGCGCCGGCGAAGACCGCCAGTACCTCGTCCGGGGTCGGCAGAGCCGGGTCGACGGAGATCGTGCCGTAGAGGAAGTCCTCCAGCTCCGCCAGGTCGGCCGATGCCACCTTGGTCGAGTCGATGCACAGGTACGACGTGGGCTTCAGGTCCGCGTAGTCGCCGTCCGGGTCGAAGCCGAC